AACTGGTCTGGTGGCAATACTACAGTCATGATCAACGAGAACAACAACAAAGCAAAAGTGTTCTTACATGGCAACTTAATTGCTGAAGTATGTAATGAGTTTGTCGCAATCTTTGACGGCGGGTGGCAGACGGTCACCACTAAGAGCAGACTTAACGCATTACTGGCAGAGTTCAGACCACAAGTAAGAGTTTTTCAGAAAGACTTTGTATGGTTCATAAGACACGGTAACAACAACTTCGTGTTTCAAACAGGATCGCTAGTTTAGCGGTCCTCTGGGCGTACATCTCGCAGTTTTCTGATTTATGCCAATTGTTGTAAGTCCCAGAAACACAAAAAGTTAAAAACTGAGGTTTTCTGATTTTCTCGGTTTTTAACTTTTTTACTTTTTCTTATAAATTAATATTATAAGATCTTTCTAATGCGGGGGTTTCTCTATGTCTATGAGTATTGCGGATATGTATCAGGAGATGATAGACCAATATACTGAAATGTATATGTATCGAAAGACACACAAAGGGATCAGGGGTTCGGATCCCCATGAAGATATCCTCGACGACATGTCAGCCGTCGAGGTAGATATGGAATACACTAACGAGAGTTAGTGGTCGCAGTTGTGATCCTGATAGCAATCCTCATTCCAGTGTTCCCCATCATCGAGAACACCTAACCGTGTCATGATAGTGTCATAGATCTCCATAGCACTACGTGACATTCGTCCCGCTGTATAGTCCCAACCCAGATCAGAGAGATCTGAGTATAGGTCTGCGTCATACTTAGGCAAGTTTGCGTACTCTTTAAATGTATTCATAGTCCTGTGCTTGAGAGTCTCCTAGTTTAATAGATTGTTTGAATGATGCAACTGCTTTGTCGAGTTGCTTGACGTCGAACTCATCAATAAGATCGCCATCTTCGCCAACATAATAAAATATTTTGTTAACGTTGCTGATTAGGTCTAGCAGTGCTAGTTCATTAGTAGTGTAACTCATTAGTGTCCAAATCTGGTGTTGTCTTCAATCTCTTTCATGATCTCGTTAACATTATCAATATACTGACTATCAGCATATTTTAAGGATAGTTGCAGAGATGCTTGAACTATTTGAAGTTGATCTTTAGTTAGTGGAATTAAATGTCTCATGATGATGTGTCCTCGATTAACTCTTGAACAACGTCGTCGTACATATCGTCCCAATAGTTCTTTGCTTCATCTAGGAATTCATGTTCTCCTAGTTTGTCAAAGTAATTGAATAGGTCGTCTGCGACATACTCAGCGAGGTCTTTGGTTGACATATTGTCCACCATTCTTTCCGTGAGCAACTCTTTTAAATCATTAAGTTGCTCACGGTTTAAGTTAGGCGACTTCATACTCAGGATAGACAACTGGGTTAGTCTCTTCAACAGCAACGATATATCCTGTGTCGTTGAAGTAGTCGTCCGCAATTTTACACGCTTCAGCAAAATCATTAACTATTTTGACTGGCGAGGTGTAAACAACATACTGATTAATTCTCATAATCTGATTTGTATAGTACTCTTCAATTATACTCACACTAAGTCATAATACAATAGTCAGTGTGACAGTAATATTACTGGCACAGCATGTATAGTAATCCTGCTGTCTATGGTTTACAATACGTATAGTTACACATAACTATGCATTACTTCAACGTTATCAGTTTTTTAGATGATGAAGAACTTCATAAGGTTTGGGACATTTGTGCCGAAGCAATGGAGCGTAAAGGTTGGGACGTAGATAACTCTGAGTTATCAATCCGTGCCTTTGACGACAACTTAAGACAAAACGTGGACGCTGACACAGTTTGCGACCCAGAACCCTGTGGCACTACTCACCCTTATTATTATGAATATTAAGACACGGATCGCCACTGAGTGTGACAATTTAATTTGTGGCATACTGAGGGTTGCAGGATATAGTCCCACCCTCTACAATACAACTAGTCAAACAAATCAGAAAACTATGACAACTTATCAAGCAAACGTTTTATCACCCGATGTTGAGTACAACGGTTGGACTAACTACGAGACATGGAATGTAGGTCTATGGTTAGGCGGTGACGAGGGACTCTACGATCTCGCACGCCGTGCCCTAGATTATGATCACCTAATAGAGATGCTGCAATGCATAGGATCAGAGGTCACTGGCGACGGTGTGAGATGGGACGACCCCAAGGTGAACGCTGTGGAAATTGATGAGATGCTGGAGGACTTTTAAGGTGCCGAGCAATTCATTCCCACATCATGACAACTATAGCACAGTAGGATCACCCGCTGTGCTATGGGTCCTAAGCCGCATTGTGCCACTTATCAAAGTGTCTATTCAAGCAAGCAAAGGTATATTTCATGCTTTATAATTTAATCATAGCAACAAACATTCTTTATGAAAAGACTCGAACTAATCATGGGAAGAAACATTCCAAACGCAGGAAAGGTTTCAGACAACATGATAAACGACTTCATCAAGCAGGAAATCATTCCGCATTTTGAGTACGGAACATTTATTGATGGTGAGGGTCTATGGAAAGGTGAATTTGAAAACACTAAGATCTTCTACATAGAGGTCGCTGATAATGAAGCAATTGCTACATCAGTTTTATTAAAGCATATCGCTGACAAATACCGCAAGGCATTTAGGCAGGAGAGTGTGCTAGTTAGTGAAGTGTCCACCCAGACAACATTTGTCTAGGGTGATGCACTATAATGAATATTAATTAAACAAATCAGATTATGCCAAACCATTGCTTTAACAGAGTTTCATTCTACTCAGACAACGAGGAACACATTAAAGAACTCTACGAAATTTTTGAATCAGGTACTAACCCTTACGTGGATAAGACAGTATTTGGTCAGATTATCCCCGAACCTGATTGGGCAGACATACCACTCACAGAGTCCGACGTCAAAGAATATTCATTCTCTAATTGTAGAGGTGAAGTTGGTGAGAAACCTGTAATGTTTGAAGACAAAGACAAACCATTTAGAAATGGACTTCGTTTTAAATCAACTGACGTTATGGACGATAGATGGTATAACTGGCGAGTCCATAACTGGGGCACTAAATGGGATTGTTACGACCTAAGCACGGACGACTGCGACCTACCCAATGGATTTGAAGCAAGTTTCAATACAGCGTGGTCACCACCTGAGGAAATATGCTACGCAATCAGAGAGAAATTTGATGGCATTTCTGTTAGTTGGTTTTATGATGAACCAGGTTGTGAGGTCGCTGGTTATCTGTAGACAATTTACAAACTGTCCACTACCTATTGCAAAGTCAAACGTAGTGGACTATCATTATACTATAACAAACAATCAGAATTATGTCATCTCTACATCACGAATCAATCTTCGAGACAATCTTAGACGAAGTATGCGAAGAATTTGGAATCGAGTACGATCCAATGGGTGATCCAGATGTTAACCACGTTATAGACGAAATGGTTATGGAAAGATTTCTAAGTATGGGAGGATAATCCCATACTGGGCAGTAAGACTTTCAAGGTTGGGCGGTGGAAGCATTACCACCAAATAAAGAACCCATTTAATTTGAACTTAAGCAGTAAGTCCCAAACCCATTGCTTGACCAGCAATCAGTGCACCGACCTGTAACTCGGATAGGCATGGAATTTGCTAGGGGAGATCGGTCAATCTCCTCGCAACCTACACAACGAAACCAAGGGGCAAGGCGATCCGTAAGGATTTAATCTCAAACTGCCAAATTGAGTTGCCCCTCTTATTGATTGGTACACTAGTGTAAAGCACTGGACTTCAGCTGAGGGGTGTGCCAATCTTCAAACTGTCCATTTAATAGTTGACTTCTCTACATGATCGACTATTATATTAATAGATCAGAAAACAACTATGTTCGACAACCAACTAAGACCATACTATCAGGGTCGAGTCCTAATGAATGACTCCGCACTTAATGACCCTGTTATTATCGCAGTGCTTGACGAAATGGCACTAAGAAATTTCAAAGACAGACCTAGACCTAATGCGGGTACTTGGTACATATCGGACAAAGACTAATGACAGATCTTGAATACGATGCTAACACTGTTATGGAATGTATCCACATGGCAGAGTCAAGGCATATGCAGATGGGTGCTTTATGTTCCTATCTGCTCGAATATCCAGACATGACCATTAGAGATTTTTTTCGCATGGCAGCTGCCGAGATACATGAACAAGAGGAAGAGTTGGGGTACTACGACTAATGGCATACTGTGACGTGTGTGGGAATTTCGATTGGGAACACGTGGACGGTCAGCAGGAAACTATTGACTGTATGACCGACGAGGGCAAACGAAATTTTCAACCTGACCTCTACTATTACTGGGACGCACCCATAGAAGAGATCTACTATTGGCGGGACGCTTTCCCTGACGTTGATTGTATGTGCGAAATCTGTTTCGACATTGCCAACGAAGAAAAGAAAATCATATGGGCAGACCATTAGGTGTGCCAATTAAACAAGTGTCTACTAGGTGGTTGCATTAATCACCTAGTCGATTATACTAAGTTCAACAACAACAAACAACATCATGGCAAAAGGCAACAAAGGCGGACACGGTTACAAGAGAGCAAACGAACCAGGCGGAATCTATGTCATCAGAGCAATCTGTGATGCCTTTGAATTAGCAACAGGCATGATGCTTGTTAAGATCGGCATCTCATACAAAGGCAGAGAGGGAACACTTGCTAGAGCAATCGACCATAAGACAAGTTGCCCACACTCTATAAAGATTGTTCGTACATTCGCAGTAGATTGGAACACCCTTATCCCATCTCTCATAGGTAGTGGTCATATCATTGGCGGTGTACATGAGATGGAAAGATATTTGCACCATCTCATGGAAGAGTATGGTTACGATCATGTAGGAGACGGAACAGAGTGGTTCGCTGTACCATTAGACCTACTCAGCAATGACGACAGATGCCCTGAGTTTCAGAAGGTCTTAAGCAAAGCACCCGCATGGAGAGACGTCAAGGTATTTGAAGCACTAGGGCATGACGTCAACGTAACAACAGCAGCAAGCAAGGCAATCCTTAAGAAGAAAGGCATTACAAGAAAGAGTGTTACGGTTTGTTAACAATGCTCGCACCTTACCTCAGGTGTGGTTATAATAGAGGTATAAATCAGTTAAGTTTTTAATTATGTTCAACTCATATGTAATCGAAGTTCCAAACACAACAATCAGAGAGGAGAGAACATCTCTCGATGAGTGTTGGGATATATGCTACGACCTAGCACAAGAATATGGTCTAGCAGAGGTCGTGTTCTATGCACTCAACGGAAACAGAGTAGTGCAGGGGTCATACACAGACGCTGACTAATACACAGTCTCCCGCCCCTCGACAGTAAGTCGGGGGTTTTTTAATGGGGGGTTGGTTGCCGAGCAAAATTAGAAAACGCTAACCTACAAAAGTATCCACTTGACCGAAAAATAAATAGTAATAGGAAAATGAAAAAACAAAAACATCAAAACGAAAAAAATTTTCCTGGTAAAAAATCATGAAAAAAGTCGCACACCAATTCTTTGAAGATGACGGATTAGATTACGAAGATATGCTAAGTAACTTCGATGACTTCTGTGATCAGTTCGAGAAGAGGGCATCTGAATCATATAATGGAGGTGATCCCAACAATGGAAGAGTTATCAAAGAAATTGAACGAATTGGAGGAGACACTCCTATGGCAGTCCGAGAAGTTGAACACCCTAGAGAAAACTTTGGAAAGGCTAGCGAATCCGTCATTGATGTACAAGCGACCAACGAGTGAGGATTACGAGACTGTCGCTCAGACACTCGACTATCTTCACAATAACGTCGAAGGTCTCAAAGAAGATCTCACAAAAGTAGCAAGGGCAGTATAATGTCACATTACACAATAGGTTATCACGACCAACAAAGACATCACTTTGAAATCTGCGAATATGCAGATAACACATTTGATGCAATTCAACATGCTAAGGAAGATGTTCCTTTTCTGAAAGATCATCCTCAGTATATTGATGAAGTACTATTAGAAAACACATGACTTTCAAAGCACCAGACAAATTACCTTATGATGCATGGTTTGATGAAAATCCTCTGAAGGATTCAAAATATATCGACACACCTACATATGCATCTAGCGATATATCGGTACACCAACAGATGTATGAATTTTGTACTAGAATGTTAGCAAAGATTGGTGGATCTGAAAATGCTTATTGATTTAGATAAGAAAGAACTTGAAGTTATTGTACAACAGTTGTGGAAGTCTCGAAAGTCTGAAGCAGATGTCAAAGAGGTATATGAGAAGATGGAAGTATATCTAAATATCTGTAACTGTCAACAGCAACAATAATGGCATTTCTAATTACTAAGGAGACACAGGATACACCTTCTGTAGGACCTTTCTGTGATTATCCTGCACAAGCATTAGATGGTACTCCGTTCATGTCACCGAATGTGAAGGTTGGTCAAAGACCTGTACCGATATATGATGCAACAAGTTTACCAAGTATAGTGCCAGGTATTAGGAGAGGAATACCACAGTGTACTAGCACAGGTCAACGGATTATTACTCCTACTGTAAATACGACAGTTTTTATTAATGGGAGACTACCCGCTGTACAAGGTGATAGTGCAACACTTGTTGGAATTAGTACACCTAGACCCTTGACAGCACCGTGGTTAAGTAGTACAATACAGATAGGAACTTCTGGAGGACAGAATATTTAATGGCAAAGGCAAAAGGTGGATGGGGAGTTACCCCGACTATTGAAGCAACACCTAAAAAGACTCGTCAAGGTACTGGGCAACATACCAAGTATTCTGCAACGAGTAGAAACAAAGCTAGAAAGAGATATAGAGGACAGGGTAAGTAATGGAATTAATAATTGGTATAGCGTGTGTATGTGCTATGGCATACTACACATATCTTATGATACAATACTTTAAAGTGAAATGACTACAAATTTAATTACAAAGGTGAAGAACCAATTCAAGTCATCCACATATTATGTGTTCTGGGGTACTGCTACTTTTGTAGTAGTTGCAGGACAGATTTATGTTGGGACAGGATATCGTCAGATGTCTGAATCATTAGATGCATGGTTTGACAAGACCATCAGCATCATGATACAGAAAAGACTTATGCAGGAACGTCCAAGTCAAAGAGGTCCTTATGAAGATAATAGAATGCCTGTAATACAATGAACTGTTGGCACTGCGGAACGCAATTGATCTGGGGAGCAGATTTTGACATGGAGGATTTGAATGACGGAGAGGAGTCTGAATATGATTTCTGGTCTAGCTTCACTTGTCCGAAGTGTGAAGCATACGTTGAGGTATTTCATCACAAATGAACTTTGACTTAACCGAGGAGGAATGGGAGTGTGTAAGAGTGTGTGTGAGTAATGCTCCTATTCCTTATGATATTACCAAGAAGAAGATACCTGCGGTATCTTAGCGAAGATAGGAGAACCTACACCTCTTAAGGGTGAAGCGTTAGAGATACCTTATTACGATTTGACACCATACGGAATTGAACCTTTAGAATGAATTTAATTTGTAATTTACCTGCTGAGAAGGTATGGGTGCGGAAAGAATATCTTACTGACCATAAAAGTGGGCACGGAGAATTTGTAGAAGGTGTATGGGTGGCTGCTAAGAGTATACCAGGACGCGCGTTTTATTTTGAGACGTATCTACCTGAGTATGGTGCACTATATGATAAACTTCCTATATCCGCTTTTCTCCGAGCACCGAAAACGCCGACGCCCGATATGAGTCTAGAGAATCTGCAATTTTGGAATTGTATGGATTATGGTGTGATGGCTATTAATAAAGGTTTTATATCTTCTATGGATTGTGAGATCCGTACAAGAGACCACGGGTTGATACATGGGCAGTATCTGTTTACTCTAGATAACTACCATGTGAATATTGATATCGTAGATAATAATGTGAGTGAGGTTCCACAGGAGCACAAGAGTCATAACTGCATACAATTAGAGAATGGACAGTATGCATTGTATCCAAATAACAGGATGCGTTTGTATGACCTCTCTATCACTCCACAAGAACCCAAGACACCAGACTTTAAGGTTTCTACTATAGAATATCAAGTAGAGTCAGGAACGAACTGGGGACGATTAGGTGACACTGACGATTACTTCTGGGAGACACCTAATGAGAAGTCCGCAACCAGTCCGCATTTATAAATATAGGCAATAGGAGGAGAATCATGGTAATTAAAGTAGACAAATCAGAAGAATTTATCAAGAGTGGTAAGAAACTCATCTCAGAGTATGATGCTCAACCTCTTATGGATAGAATTGAGAAGAATGACGATAGAGAATTGTTTGAGATGAAGAGAAAGAAGGAATTCATTGACGAGTATACTAAGTTTCGGGGAAAAGGGGATAAATAATAGCAGCCTATTGCTGTGTCTAAATGCCAACCTTTCAGACATTCAAAGATTTGAGTGTTACGTTCAAGAAACATCCTGTTACCGATGACTTGGTGCAGGTGAAGGATAAAGCTGCAATAGTTCAAGCGATACAAGGTATCTTGCTTACTAGAAAAGGTGAAAGACCATTTCAACCTGAGTTCGGTTGTGATGTTCAGAACATGTTGTTTGAACCATTAGATTATGCATCTGCTGGTACGATTAAGCAAGAAATTAGAGAAGCAATTAATCGCTATGAACGAAGAGTATCTGTAACACTAATTGAATGTGAACCAGATTTTGACAATAATGGTTACAACGTAGAAGTTGAATACACCATTGTTGGAAGAGACGACATACCAGTAGCAGTAGAGTTCATCTTAGAGCGTACAAGATAATGCCATACACTCAGGTATCCAATTTAGATTTTGAAGACATCAAAACATCTCTCAAAGAGTATATGAGAGCACAGTCAGAATTTACTGACTACGATTTTGATGGATCGGCATTAGCAACCTTAATTGACACACTCGCTTATAACACCTACTACACGGCGTTTAACACTAACATGGTAGTCAATGAACTGTTCATTGATTCTGCTACCTTGAGAGACAACGTAGTAGCGATTGCAAAGCAACTAGGGTACAGACCCAAGAGTGCTACAGCTCCTACTGCATATGTTTCATTTACTGCAACTTATGGTAATCCAACAACTGATACAGAACTCATCCTGAAGAAAGGAACAGGATTTATTTCGTCTTTTGATAATAATGTGTATCAGTATGTTGTAACTGATGATGTAAAAGCACAAGTAATTAACGATGTTGCAACCTTTACTAATGTTGAGGTCAAAGAAGGAACACAACTTGTCAATACATTCACTGTTAACTCTTCATTAAAGAGTCAAAAGTTTATTCTTGATAATGAAAATATTGATACTAATACAATTAGAGTAAAAGTATTTCCTACTGGCGGTAGTTTCAGTGAACCATATCTTGTTGCAGATAACATTCTGGGTGTTGATGCTACATCAAAAGTATTCTTCCTTGATGAGATTGAAGATCAGAGGTATGAGATTCTCATGGGTGATGGTGTTCTAGGTAAGAAACTAGAAAACAATGCACGTATTGAAGTATCATATTTAACAACTGCAGGTCCTGAGAGTAACGGAGTTCGTACATTTGTATTCTCTGGTGTACTAGAAAACCCTAATGGTGTAACTCCTAGTAATATTACCACATCTATTACATCTACTGTTGCCTCTGCGGGTGGTGAAGAGATAGAAAGCACACAGAAGATAAAATATACTGCTCCTAAGGCATACGGCACACAGGAGCGTGCAGTGACCGCACAGGACTATGAAGCAATTGTAAGAAAAGTATATCCAGCAACTAGTGATATCATTATTTTTGGTGGAGAAGATCAAGAACCACCAGAATATGGAAAAGTTTTTATTGCATTGAAACCAACTGATGCAAGTTATCTTACATCATTAACAAAGAATCGTATCATACAAGAATTGAAGAAGTATGTTGTTGCATCTGTAGAACCAAAATTAATAGATCCTTCTATTCTGTTTGTTGAGCTTACAAGTAAGATCTACTATAACGGTGAGATGACAGATCAAACAACATCACAGATTAGAGACAAGGTAATTGGTAGTGTACAGTCTTATCTTGATACTAGTGATACTGAAAAGTTTAATGGTAAGTTCAGATATAGTAAGATGGTTGGTGTAATTGATGATGCAGATAAATCTATTAATTCCAATCTCACCAGTATCACAATGAGAAAAGATTTCTATCCTTCTCTAAATTCTACCTTCTATTATGAGTTATGTTTCCAGAATGCCTTTGATGAGGACTGTGATGATCCAGTTCTTTCTAGCACTGGATTTAGAGTTACTGAATATCCTAATTTTGATGTCTATGTTGAAGATAGGAATAAGAAAATTGTCCTATATAGACTAGATAGCGTGACTGGTGAAAAGGTTGTCCTTGACAGCGATATCGGTGACATAGATTATGAAAAAGGTGAACTTAAAATGTACAACTTAACTATCATTAAAGGTAGTTTCTTTGATAACCGTATATCTGTTAGAGTCAAACCACTTCTCAATGATGTCAAGGCACTTCGTGAGGTATACCTTGACGTTGACGTTGCTAATTCCTCATTCACTGCATATAAAGAGTAAATTAAATGCCCGCTGTAAAGACCAAGAGAATTTCTACTCTCATTGAATCGCAGCTTCCTGAATTCATCAGTACAGAGTATCAACTTTTTAGTAAGTTCCTCACAAAGTATTATGAGCAACAGGAGGTGCAAGGTGGCACGTTGGATATTATTAACAATATCCAAAAATATGCAGATATAGATTACTATGAACAAAACTTACTTAAACAGTCTGATGTGTTGGACGTTAGTATCAGTGATACTGATGATACAATTGTACTACAAGATGCAACGAGTTTTCCAAAGAAAAACGGATATATAAAAATTGATGATGAGATAATTTTTTATGAATCACGAACAGAAACAATACTATCGGGAGCAGTTAGAGGTGTTAGCGGTAACACAACTCTTGGTGATTTGTATAACTCGTCAAGTTACACCAGCACAGTTGCGTCCCCACATAATGCTGGTCAAAAAGTTCTTAACGTAAGTAACTTTTTTCTATATGCATTAGTAAAGAATTTTGAGAATCAATATCTTGGTTCTTTTCCAGAAAAATATCTTAAAGGAGAGGTAGATAAGAGAACTCTGATTAAAAATATTCAGAAGTTCTATAAAGCTAAAGGAACTACTAGTTCTATTAAATTTGTTTTTAATACTATTGTTTCTAAAACAGTAGATGACAAACCTGCAGTATATAAACCAAGAGATTTTACATATAAAGCATCTGAGTCTGATTGGATCAATGTATATGCTCTTAAGTGTAAAGTAATATCTGGTGACATAAAAAATTTAATTGGAAAGAAGATAATTCAAACTGCCACAGAAGAGTATGGATATGCAGATGCTACTGTAGACAACGTATATGCTGATGGTACATCAGATAACGAAGTAATCTATAATATTGTACTTGCACCAGAAACTGTTAATGGTACATTTGCAATCTCAACTAAGACTAAAATTGAGAAAGCAGTTACTGGAACAGATAGCACTGGCGATAGAATTAATGTATCTTCTACCATTGGTTGGGAAAAGACTGGTTCTATTTTAATTGGAACTGAAACAATTACATTTGATGAGAAAACTGTAACTCAGTTTATTATTGATGAAAGACAAGCATCAGGAGCTATTGCATATCCTGTAGGAACATCAGTATACAAACCAGTAACGATTGCAAACTCTAATGTAACATTACTTACATTTGGTGTTGTTTATAATTTAAAACCAGAAGATACTCAACCATACTCTAGTCCTGGTGACAAGATTCTTGTATCTAGACCTGGTTTTGAAACTGCAGATTCTAAAATTGTACAGACTGGTACTAATCAAACAAGATGGTTACTTAATCAAGGAACTGCACCAGTAGTTCCAACATTACCAAGCATTCAAACATCTTTAAGTCAATTGACTACTGATGTATCATCTATTTTTGCTGATGATCAATATTATTACATAACATCTTCTTCTTTCCCATCATATAAAATTCTTGATGGAACTACAGTAAATGAAGAATTATTAGATCAAAGAATTCTTCGTATTATTAGAAAGGAAGCAACAAGAACTACAGAAAAATATAAAACTCCAAATAGAGATGTTGGTATCCTTCTAAACGGTGTCCCTGTCTACGGTTTTAGAGATCATGATAGCATACGTTTTGGTAAACTAGAACAAATTACAGTTAACAATCAAGGTAGAGGATATGATAAACCACCTTTTGTATTAATAGATCAAGTTCCTAATAAAGCTAGAGCAGTCTTAACTGGTCAGGTTGTAGAAAGCATTATTGTAGATACTCAAGACGTTTTTCCAAGAACTCCAGATATTATTATTACTTCTGGTAGAGGTGCGGTGG